AAGGCGATCTCCACTATATGGGAAAATGTACCCCCCATTGACATTTCCAAGTGTATTGAAAGTGAAAGACCCACGGTGTGAAATCCCTGGATCCCCATTACAAAGATCGGTAGAGAAGTATGGAGGAGCAAAGATTATTCTACCTCCAGCTGATGTTGATATGGTGATTGAGCATCTGACTAGTGTAGTGCGAGCACTGCCAATCAGATATGAAGGGAAAATAGTCGAAGATGATATTGCAATATATGGTGTACCAGGAGATGTGTATTTAAAACCTACTGATTGGGGTACCAGTGCAGGATACATTTACCGACGACATGGTATGAATGATAAGAAGAGCTTAGCAGAAAATCCAGATTCTCTATTTTGGAAGCTATACAAGCAACGTGAAGAAGATAGTAAACATTCAATAATGAGTGAAACTGTCTGGCTTGATTGCTTGAAAGATGAACGGAGACCCTTGGAAAAAGTTAAATTAGGTAAAACACGTAGTTTTTGTATTGGACCTATGGATCATACAATCCTTGGTCGTAAATATTTCTGCATGTTTATGGCGAATGCTATGGCTGCTCACGGAGAATTCTTTTCGATGATAGGGGTTAATCCTGAATCTTTTGAATGGAATAACTTTTATTTGGATTTAGCTTCGTTTTCATCAACTGGAGTGGATTTGGATTATAGTCAGTTTGATGGTGGCACAGATGCCGATTTGATGATGCGTTTTGTGGATATTGTTAATGGATGGTATCAATTGTTCCCAACATGGGAGTTAGTTCATGATACTGTCAGGAAGACTATATTTGAATGTATGATACACCGAATGGTAGTCTGTCTTAACTTGATATATATCGTCCATGGTGGGAATCCATCAGGCAATTTTATTACTTCTATGCTGAATGGCTTCGTAAATGGCATTTACGTACGATGTGTATGGATGCAAATGCGCAGACTTCAGAATTTGAGCCCTAGCTTGTATTTCTTTGATTTGTTTGTAAAAGATTTTAACTATGGTGATGATTTGATACTTTCTATAAAGAAAGATTTCGATGTGAAACTCTTTATAGAAATTGCCAGAGAGAATAATATAATTCTTACATCAGCTGACAAAGGAAGTGAGATCACAGGAAAGAAAATAAGTGATCTGACATTCTTAAAACGTCGCTTTGTGCTGATAGAAGAAGTGCCTGGAGTTTATTTTAGTGCTCTGAATAGGACGAGCGTGAATGAGCTAATGAATTGGATAACCAAGAATGGACACCCATTCGAGCTCTTTGAGCAAAATATAGAACAATTCTGTCTTTTCTTATGCCATTATGGTAGAAAAGAATATGAAAAAGAAACACGCATATTAACAACTTTGTTGCGTGAAGAACACCTCAGTATGAGAGTACCTTGTTACAGAGAGGTGTTTGAATCTATCTATTACTAAACGAGATAGTTAATGGATGCTGGCCCAGCTTTCCGGGATTTTATAATAAAACATTTATTAA